GTCGGAATTCTTGTTTCTCCTTCTTAAGCATTTCCTCGTACAGAACACGATCAACAATCTGATCGTACAATCCTGTACCGAAGATTAGCCGAAGCCTGCCTTCCTCGATTTTAGACATCTTGTGCGCTTGGTCTTTAATAAATAAACGGAGGGGGTCACTCAACGTACGACATTCCTCAAGATCGCTCTCAAGCAGCTTAATGATGAGATCCATCACACCAGCCACAACCCAATCTAAGCCGTATTTAGAAAACACGTCTCCGACTGAGGTACAGCCATCTCGAATGAACGTCGTCCCAGGACTCTTGTCTTTCAACACGGCCCACGCTTCTATACACAACCGTCTCACATGTGAAACAGTGAGAAAATTGTCTGGAAGCGGACCCCATTTCGCAGCTTCATGCACTTTCTCTCCAATCTGAAGATACTTGTCCTTGATGCTGGAATCAGGTTCAGCCGTGTAATTGAACAACTTCGAGTGCACGTTGAACGACAACTTTTCAGCAGCAGGGTCCAATCGTGGTGCTCTAAAAGTACCATCATTCGCTCTCAAATCGAGCAATTTCAAGTACAATCTACGATTGTTATGACCATTGATCCGCTTGAGTTTTAACTGCTCTTCGCGGAACCAGCTGCGCCCTTCGATCCCTCCGCCGGGGACTTTTGCGGAGGCTTCAGGTTTTTTGACAGATCATCAGCCAGCTTAATCGCTAGCTCTTTTAGATCCGCCGCCTGTTTCTCCGCAGAAGCTACCCCAGCCCCATCAGTATTAGGCGACTCCTGCATTCCGGTCGGTTTCTTCGGCTTCTTAGCCTTTTTCCGCTTACTCGAAGCAGTAGTCTCCACAGACGTCTGTTGAGCAGGCGACTCTTTCGGCGCATCCTGCGCCTTCTGCGTCTTAACCTGCTTGAGATCTTCCGCTATGTCTTTGAGCCACGCGCCTATTTTCGCGCTCTGCTCATCAGCCATTTTGCGAGTCTCAGCCGCCTGCTTCGAAATGTCGCTTATTACTTTTTGGAGCTCATCTGAAGTAAAACCTGGAACACCTTCCGGTTTCGGGGCAGTAACCTGAGCTGACACGCTGGGAGACAAGGCCTCTCCGCTCTGTAAAATGCGCACAGGCGGGTTGGGTTTCTCGTCATTCATGTCTGCCCAGTTAACATGAGATTCTGATCGAGCTTTCGCTTGATGAACAAACTCAACAAAACGTTGAGCGAACAATAGATCATATACATCTTGTCGATACCTACTCTGCTTAGACTCCATCTCTTTCCCATCGTCATCATAGACAGACGAGTAAGCACTCTTGTTGCTTTCGCTAATAAAAGCGTCTGCATCTTTAAGTGTTTTCTCGAGAGGAAACTGCTTCTTCAGTTCAGCAAGATTCTCATTATATTCTTTATTACTGCTAATGTGGGCGAGACCTGACCACTTATTCAGCAAAAATATCAAATGCTTATAAGCGGCCTCATCTCTATTCTCCACAAAATACTTCAGATTCAAAACGGCGTGCGCGGCAGCATCGCTCACTTTGACACCAGTGTCCAAAAATGATCGAGCAGCTTTGCGCGCCTCGGTTCTCGCCAAGTGCTCCCATTGCTCTTGGCGATTAATCCAGGACTGCTTATCTTTCTGCTTGCGCAATAAAGCATCACCTGAAGAGCTACTAACAGCGACGTCTGCATTAACTGATTTTTCTGCGCCCGCCTCATAACGAGCTTGCGCATCAGCTTTACGCTTCGCCTTGCTTTCACTAGGATACTTGCTACGTAAGACTGAGATGTCTTCTTGAGAAAGAAAGCGATAGTTTCCAGTCCGATCAGGTGCACCAACGGCACCACCTCTCGTCCTGACCATCTCTCTCTCCTCTTTATGATCGCTCTCATCTGAGCGAGCATCCCAGTCCGCCATAAACTTCTCCCAGTAATCCGACTCTTGAAGCAACTCACTCGTCGCATCAGAAGGCGGATGCTCTTGTTTCAAGATGAAATCAAGATATGCAGCCACTGGTTGAAACCAAACTCCCGAGTTGGGTGAAGTAATGGCAGTCGACCCTGTTGTGTGAATTCCCACAACCTTGACTTTAGTATCGTCAAGATTGCTGATCATCTGAATAATCGGAGAACCACTAAAGCCACCCACAGTATAACAACCGTGTGAGACTGAAAACAGAGTACTCTTGTCTTTCTTCACATGCCCAACTGACACATTGAGTCGTTTCTTGAATGCGTCCGACGTTGATAAATCATTGCCGAACACCTGCACAGGGAGTTTCATACCCGTACGATCAAACGTAGGTAACTCGAGATACACGCCAACTGAAGGCATATTCCCGAGTTTCGAAAACTCTCTCTGCTTGAGGCATACTGCTGCAACATCACCGAACAAGTCGCTAACGGCAGGTTCTAACCTCACATTCAAATACTCCGACCCAGTGAGAGCTAAGGCTCCATGAGGTGACACAAAAAGCACTGTGCTGTCGTCTTCGACACCCTTTCTCAAGTTGTGACTACTACCGACAAGCCAGTCTTTATAGCGAAACGCCAACCCACTGGCAAAACCGTTAATAACAACGGCTACTAACCATTTAGGCCACGTCCGCGATATCTCCATCATGGATCCCAACTGCGGGCTCTCCATCATGCCCATCTGAACGCTATTAGTCACGGCCAATGTCGACATACGCGACAAATTCTCAAGTAGTACCAGAACGTCAATTGACTTCGTTCCCGCTGGAGACGACCAAGTAACCATCAGCGAATTGCCCAGCATGCCCACTGCGACTGTTTTCTGCGGATCTGACACCTTGACGTCAATCATAGTGCCTGTCTTATTTATCATAGCAATTCTACATCGTCTGAAGACCATCCTGATCTTCTCAAATATATACTTGCCAATGACATTGACACAATACGCGAAAAGCACAACAACTAACAATCCCACAATACTAACCACAATCGAAAAAGCGACTAGTGTGTAATCGTTGTATTGGGCATACACGAACAACTTCCAAATGAACACACGAAGAGATTCCTCGACAGTCTGTGACTCATCAGTAAAACCACTGGCGAGCACAGCTTTCGAGGTCATCGCATTCCACAGTGCAGCGAATACAATAAGACGCCAACGTGAGTTACCCCACGTATATGACGCGTCAATATGTCTCAACCCTGCGCGCAACATACACGCACGTGACGCGTCCGGGAAGGAGGACCACAGAGATCGCCCAAAGCGAGAAATGTGCGAGCGGCTATACGTGTAACACACACACAGCCACATCAACACACTCCACACCTCGAACATCGACCCCACTTTAGGACCAACATCCTCCCGAGACTTAGCCACAGTGCGTAACGCTGTATGTGCAATCGACTCTCTGTCAATCATGAGCTCTAATCGATCTGCTATACCGCTACTAGCCAGAAACAGCGTAGTCAATACTTTGACCTCACTAACTGACATTCGCGACGCAGTACTTTCGAGCACACGTTCGCAGTTTTGTGTGTCGCTGGCCTCCACAGATCGAGCGAAATCAATTGCAGCCGAAGCCAGCGTATGATTCACAACAGTCTGATCAATCTCACTTTCATCGCTGCTTGCTAAATGCAGCAGCTTCCGAGTGAGACTACGGAGATCTAAACGACGCACGTCGATGGGAATAGCTTTGTCATACGACTCACTGCCATTCTCATCTTGCCAATACACAACAGCTGAAGGGTAGGAAACCGGCGCACTGCCGAAATAGCCAGATCTTTCGTAATATCGCAAGACTTCTGCGCCCGCGGCGGTGTTGACATCTATTCTAGACATCCACAACCACTCCGTCAATAGCGCCTTATAACCGTATGTTAGAACTTCAGGTCCGAAAACCCACGATGAAATTCTGGTAGACTTCGCATCGACCACAGCAAATCTAGACAATTGGTCTAATGAAAGACACCTGTACAAAATATGCATATGTTCGATGCTAATGTCCGCTACTTCGATCATCGTGACATTCTTAAAATACTTGATGAGCTTTGAACTCCAAGTGACATAACTGAACCACACTGCTTCTACGCTCATGTCACTCTCCGTAGGAAAGAGAACGAAAATGTTTGATAGTGAGTTCCCAATTTTAGAAACATCACCACTAACAACACCATTCCCACGTCTACAGCGAGATAACACTCGACGCAACAGCATGATCAGAATTTTCGACACATTAATACCAGCATTTGGAACAAAATCCTTATAACTGGCAATTGTGTGATCGTCACTCTCAAGAATTCGGCTAAATAAGTCTACGAAATTCGCGAAGACTATGAGAAATCTCATGGACACACTCAAATGCTCAAGAGAACTAATCATCTCCTCGAATCTGGCCAATATCGACACACCATACTCTGTATTCTTCGCAAACACATTAGACGCAACATAGTGCGACATATATGAATACGAAATATCCATAGTACGGGTTGCCACCTCGTCTTTCGTTCTGCTCACGCTTACTAAATCGACAAGAGATACCGGTTTTTCAACTAACCTTGTATGTTGGTGCAGAATATTCTGCACTGTTCCTCCTATAACTGCAGCGTGTCCCAAGGCAGGAGCAATAACATGGCTGACATTAACCACACTGACATCATCACTGGAAACAGCGCTGCTAGAAACTGCCACATCACCGCCCGAGCCACCTGAAACCCTGAGAACCTCGGCTCTCTCTGCTGCAATTCCTGCAGCGACAGAAGCCAAAGCCCCAAGGTCTCTAGTAGGCACGCTACCACTACTCTCCCTATTGACACTGACACCATCTCCAACCAACTCAGGCACGTCAGACAATGTCTCGTCTGAATCGTGACTCGTACCGTCGTCAAAATGATAATCGTCGCCGTTCTGAACAACCAAGTTCTGTTCCAGCAACAACATCTCTCTCTCAATCTCGTCCTCAAAATTCAGATCGTCGAATGCACCTGCGTGCTCGCCGACCCTACTTCGGATCCGACTAATCGCGAGATTTCT